GAACGAGAATTTCTATACTTTGCCCTCTTCTTTTTTAAATCTTTTGAGTTTAATTTGTGATATTCTCTTTGATATTCAGAACAACAAGACTTGCAGGTGTACTGTCTACCATCCTTCTCGTTCTTGTTTCTATAATATTGATCCAAGGATTTGAATACATTACATTTATTGCAGATTTTTCCTTCCATATTTACCAGCAATAAATTGCCAGACCAGAAACCATAATAACAAATGTCGCTGTGCAGATCACAGCTCCTAATACATAAGCGGCTATCATTAAGCCAAAGTGTTTGTTGTTCATATTCAAATGTAGTCAATATATATTAAAAAACAAAGAGGCTAGCTACTATTATTCGCTAACCTCTTTTGCACAAGAATCCGTAATGTTCAGACGCTCACCACAAGCGTCTATACAAATATAATAAAATATCCTTATCGGATCACATATCTTCCTAAAGATTTTCCTTGTACTAAATATTGCAATCCATACCTGATTGAGTCTAAATAATGGTCATATGCCATTACTGGCTTTGCATTCCTTTCCTGCCAAACATAATTGTTAAGCTCCCTTATAATGCCATTGGCATTCTTGTCCACTATAATCTCATAATCCTGCATAAGGGCAATGCCTGATAGTATACTACCCTTCTTCTTAATAGCTCCTCTTATATTTAAGTCCTGAGCTTTCAGCTCTTGGATAAGTCTTGGCTCGGCTGAGTCACAGATAATCAAGTCCAGGCCGCAGTACTGCTTATTCTTTTGAGCGATCTGGCTAGTAGTCATATTCTTCTGACCATAGCACTCTCTAACCCACATCTTCTTTTCCTCAGGGTCTACGCTAATCTGCACCAATGTAGTGGGGTCAGTAGAGAAACCAAAATCCTGTCCGAATACTGTGAGCTCTTTCTGCTGATAATCGCCAACCCTCCAGTTCTTATAGATAGTACCCTCTGCCTTGTTAAGCCATCCCCCTAATATAGAATGCTGGTACTGGTCGGGTCTTCTGCGTTTCATATCCATTACTTGCTCTAAGAACGACTCAGACAAGTTCTCTTTATTGTCCATGTAAGTAGTATGAATGTAGGTTGTGTTGCCTTCAGATCCGTTCCATCCCTCAGGAACTCCTACGCTCTGATACCATCGCTTATAAATCCAATGCTCTTTTGTTGTAGGGTTCAATATTAAGATACACCTGTTTGGCCTGTCCTGTACCCTCACCGATAAGTCTATCTTGTTAAAGGTATCTTCGTCTACTAGCTCTTCTGCCTCGTCTAATACAAAGGTCGTGATGCCATTTAGAGACTTCAGGGCAGCCGTTTGATTACCCGATGAAGTTCTGATACCTTTGAATATAATAGAGTTCTTAGTGGTCATATTAATGATCTCGTCTTTGGTAATACGAAAATCACTCTGCACCCCCATCATCTCAATCTTCTCTACAAACTCAGGTATAATAGAAGTCTGAGCTGAAGTCATAGTGTAACGGCTAAACAGCACCTTATGCCCCTCCTCGTAGGTTAGATTAAGTAAGAACACTGCTACGCCAAAGGACTTTCCAGACCCTCTACCTCCAGTAATTACATAGTACCTGCTATCGTCCTGGAACAGAGGTATGTACTTTTCATTGAGAACTACGCTATTCTTCATCTACTTCTTCAGATTGTATATCTATTGTATTCTCGTCAGGTTGCTGATTAAAAGAGAAGTTAATGGTAGGCGCACTCTTGCTAGGCGTATGTGTCTGCTCACCCTTCTCAAGGTGTTCTAAGTACATCTTAATAGCATTCAGTTTAATTGCGTCAGATTCTGAAGACTTAATAATATCTGCTAACTGAGTGAAGATGCCTGCCGCACCTCCCAACTCCTTGATTGCTACCTTCTCTGCTATCTTAGGCAGTAGCTTCTTCTTAGCATCATTCATTCTAGCAGGCTGCGAAGTTACCTGCCCCTTAATCTGTACTTTGGAAGGCAGTCGCTTATTATGCTTCCTGCCGTCCGTAGATCTAATCTCCTGACTCTTTTCTCTCTGTGCCATAATTATATATTTCCCCACTGATTAGCCATTGCTTTGGCTATACCAATGAATGTTTTGCTCCTCAAAGTTCTTCTTTCTTCTGATGTCTTAGCTTTGCTTAAAGCCTCTGCGTACCACTTAGGGTGGCTCTTGCCACTCTTATACACAACTCGCTCACCTTTGTCAACTAAGTTTGTAGGATACAAAGGAGGCAGGTTCTTTAGCCAAAGGCAAGTTGTTTTTGTAGCTTGGTCTCCGAACATATACGGCTGTATTATTTGCTCAGGCTTTCTTATCTGAGAGCTGATAACGCTGACAGGGTTTTCTAGTGCTATCCTTTGTATTGGAGATTCTAAGAGTGTTCTAACAAAGTCAAGAGCTTCAGATCTGTTTTTCCATCGCTCTTCATTTTTGCTCCCATCTTTATTATACAGCCATCTGTTTCCACTGACAGCTAAATAAGTGCAAGGTGGATGCGCTATCATTAAATCCCATCCATCTTTAAGAATCTTAGTGACGTCTCCTTGAATGTGCCACTCAGGATAGCCCCCACTGCAAGGCAGTATATCTGCGCTGTAAGCCTGGTGACCTAAAGCCCTAAACTCTTTACAGACTGTCTGTGATTCTTCGCAAGCAATTAAAACTCTCATTTGTTCTTGTTGTATATATATCTGTATGCGTCATAGATCGCATCTACAATATTACTCTTATCGTATATATATTCGCTCTCCTTGTATTGATCTCCGTTCCTTACAGTCAAACAATACTTGTTGCCCATTTCCCAATACCCACCTATTTGCTCGCCTTCTATGCTACAGCTAACCGTTATCTTGTTCTCTATACACCAGCTCATCTCCTTCATTGGGTTTGCAGTCTTCGGATACTTTAGCGCATAAGGATTTACCCTCGTCTTAGCCATTAAAGGTAAACTCTACTCTTGATCGCCTTAACAAAGATGTCTAACTTGTTGTACACTTCATCTATTTCTTCCTCCCTTAAGCCCTGTAGCAGCGAATTAAAGTTACTCTCGTTGTCCTTGAGCAAGCGAAGCTTATATCTCAGCGCATCATTATCTTTCTGCAAGGTCTCCACCATTTCGGCAAGCTCCTTTGTGCTATCAAACTTCTCCTCTACCTCTTCTGTTTGCGAACCCTCATCTACAACAGCCCTCAGGACTTCATATAAGCGCTTGTAATAAATTTCTCTCTCTGCGAAGGGGTACACTACTCTAAGATTGTGAAGCACCGTAGCGTGGTCTCTATTGATCACCTGGCCTATTGCGGACAAAGAAAGCCCCATATCTCTTCCTGTTCTACAAAATACAGCTCTGGCGTAAGTTAAATCTCTTCTTCTGTTTTTAGTGTCTATGCGTTCACCAATCTCGTTTTCAATTATTCTTTTTATGCTTACCAATCTGCTTTTCATAAATCTCTTTTAGTATATCTTCAAATATTAGGGCGCTTACTCTGCTGTGCTCTTGCATGGAATAAACCACCTCACTCTCTGTCTCCTTTATCTTATCGGCCTGTTCAAAGCGTTCAGCCATTATGTCGTCTACCTTGCTCAGGGCTTTGTGGATCCCTTCGCAGACCGCATACTGCTCCTGCTCTTCATAGTATTCTATAAGTGATTCATAGATTCCAAAATCACTATTAATAATCCAGCAGCTAAGGGTATGTAAATAAACATATTCGGCTATTAACTTGTCGTCACTTGCATCGTACTTATAAAATTCCTCTAGTAACATTATTCTTAATTAGATCTTCTGAATTGGGTTGCGTGAAGAAGTACTTGTAGCTCTCAATAGCCGCCTCAATATCTAGCGAACCATAAGACAAGAACTCATCACTACAAGTAAATATACCAATATCCTTTGTGTCTTTCTGCACAACCAAGAAAATAAATTCTTCTGCGCCAAAGATGTGCTTGTAGAGTGCCGCTTGCAGTCCGTAGTTAAACTTCTTGGCCGACCACTTAAAGTCTTCTATATCCGAGCTAGTAGTCTTCACATCTATGATTACCTTTCTGTCTTTGCTGATTGCATCGGCCTTAGCTCTGTGAGCTATGCCTTGCACCATTGCAATACCAGGCACCTCATAATCGCAGTCAGACAATAGATACATAGCCTCTTGATTAGAATGCACTGCATCTGCTATCCAATAGGCATTGTTTACTTCAGACTCTGTAAAGACCATATGCTCTCCGTACTGGGCAACAGCATCCTTAAACTCCTTTCTCGCCTTAGTTCCCTCTATGATAACTAGATCTTTAAGTTTATGTTTCTCAAGTATTGATAGATGAACGAGCTGCCCATCTCTTAAAGCTTGGCTGCTATCAGATCTCCTTAGGGACGCCTGATAGGCTCTAGGAGATTGCAGTATCTTCTTTAATGAAGAGCTGCTTAAGGCATACTGTCCTAAGTGTCCATAGTAAAAAGAGTCGTCCTCCATTCTTTTGAGAATGTCAGCCTCTTGCCACTCTTCTCCGTTTAGTAGTGTAATCATATCTCTAAGTATAAATTTTCTCGTTCCAGCTGTAAGTCGTTCACATAAAAGGCTATCTGCTGTATGGCTATTGACATCTGCCTTAGCTTCTCAGAATCCCTGTTCTTCCTTGCTTCTACAACCATATTGCCTATGGTAGTGATAGCATCAAGGTAAACAATCTCTGCTTCGTTGTTCTTAATCTGCCTTCTCCTCTGATTCGGCTCCTTCATAAGCCTTTTTGCTTTCTTCGTCAAATCGGGCAGACCACTCAGATAATTTAGTTTCATTGGTAAAGTCTATAAAGAAATTAAAACACAAGAACGAAAATTGTGCACAAAAGAATACATTGTCCCAACTAAGTTCAATAGCAGGCAATAGATTCCACTTCCAATCGGTAACATAAGCCTTAGACTCAATGCTGTAGTTCTTGTATTCTGCTTTCATTTCTTAAATTTTTCGTTGTAGTAGTTCCTTGCATACTCAGGAAAGCCTTCGTCAGGTGAGTGTAAGTAACCATCTAAGAAAGCGTTTTCTATTACCTCTCTTTCTTTTTCAAGAAGTTCGTGCGCCATCATAGTAATTTCAAAATACGGCATTCCTGATTTGCCTACTATTTTTGAGAGCAACTCTTGTATCGGTGTTTTCATTTCTCTTTCCATTGAACATAGCACACGGCTAATCGTTGGTCTTTCTCTCTGTACTCAATCATCATGGTTCCATCAGACATACATCTGCTGATAAACTCCTGTTGCTTTTCTTTAGGCTTTGGTTTGGGTAATGGCATCTTGTCCTGCTTTTTCTATTTCTAATTGTAAGTTTGCTAAGGCTCTCCATGCTACTTTAGCTGAGTGCCTAACTCCATCGCTGTCTATTTGACCCGACTGAATAGTATGCCTAAGCATAGCGTCTAAGTGGTCGTTAGACTTGCCTCTGTCCCAATGTAATTCTTTATCAGGATGGTGTTGTTGATTGCCCGCCCAAGAACATCTTGCTACTTCTAAGAGGGCGTCAGGAAAGTATTTAATGAGTCCTGAGAACACAGGATACTTCTTCCTATCTGATCGCATTGTCTACCTGTTGAATTAGACTTCTAAGCTCCCAGTGTTCAAACTTACCACTGATACAATCTTTGTAGGTCTTAATCTCTACGTTGTACCAGTTCTTGTCTCTTTTCTCATCGTCTCTTAGACGAGAGATTTTCACATCAATCTTTGGCATATATTTAAATTTTAATATTTACTCAAATATATGAATAATCTGTTTACAAGTCAATACTTATCAAACAAACTTTAACATTTTATTATAAAATGATACAGGTGCTTAATGTGATTGTAGGAAACCTTTACAAGTAAATCCTTCTGATCCCATTGGTCTCTGGTGTAGAGTTTTAGAAACGGCTTAGATGTTTTACAGGTCTCAGTAACATTCTCCTCTACGAACTTTAACAGGTCTTCTCTTCTGAAGAACTTGAAATGATTAAAGTCTGGAAAGTGAAAGGCTATATATTCAGCCTCCCCCTTTAACCATCCATGATACCCTCTTGTGTTTGTGAGCTCAAGCCATATCTTATTAAGCCCTCTTTTAGCTTTCACATCAACACCTACACCGTTGACATAAAAGTCTATGTGCTTCATCTTGTCGTCTTCAACAGAAGACTTCTCAACCGTACAGCCTCTAGCTCTTAAAGTGTCAGCAAATAGCATCTCAATATCTTTACCAGTTCCCCAGCTGTGAGCCCATCTGCCAGCACTTATTTTTTGTGTCTTCATCTATTGATATGCTTCAAAGTACTGCTTAAGCTTATCATAGATGTTTCTTAAACACGCAGAGCAAGAAGTCATTCTTTTGTTAGATCTAAAGACTCTATTGTATATTAAAAGTAATTGTTGCTTTTCCATTCCGCTGATAACGGACTTCCTTTGAGAATAGAAATCAGACAGGTAGTTGTACTCGTCCTCTGTTAAGCACTCTGGCTTGTTGTAGCTAAATAATTTGTTAAGCGTTTCTTTACGCTCATCGCATCCGCAGTCTTCGCCTGCTAGAAACTTAACCGCAGCCTTGATGCCTGTAGCTTCAGTAACCTTTTCAATGCTATCTCCCAGGCCCTCTGATGCGGCTTCTTGACTTTCCTTCCATTCAGAATAGGTTTTGTACTCTTTAGTACGCTTGTCCAAGTTTTCATAGTATTCTTGGTTTTCTTCGTATTTACTAATACTATCCATATTTAACTTCTTATAAATTCACATTTATTAAAATACTCTTTAACCTGATCTACAGTTTCAAAGTCTGTAGGAAATGGCTTCCATCCCTTAGGAGTATATCCTCCATTAGCCACATCAACTCTGCTGACCTCAGCCTGATAGTGGTTCACCCAATGCAAGCATTCATTGATGTGATCTATGTCATTTTTATAATCATAAAGATGATTCCACCAATACCATTTCTTTTCTTGATAAAAATCACATAGCGAATAGACCTCACTATAGTCCAATTTCAATGTGTAGTTTCTTTCTTCTTTTGTCATGATAAATTAAATTAAGTTGTAATCTCCATTTTTAAAGTCTTCGTAGTCTTCAGCAAACTTATCCTTAAGTATTCGCTTGTTCTCTCTCATGCTATTAAATATGCTTGTCAGGCTAATGCCTGACCCGCTTGCTATATCTCTAAGGCTATAGTCTGACTTTAGGTACTTCTCAGAGAGGATCCTGTCATACTTGTGCCAGGTATTCATCTCAAATGAAATCTTATCTATAAGACGATCAAATGCGGTCTCCATCGCCTCATCAAAGCAAAACTCCCTAAGCTCCGTATCTATAACATCATCCTCTCTTATGTCAAAGAATGCGTACTTATTGGCCGCATTCATATATGTCTTGTACATATTCTTTAGTGTGACGTAACAAAAGAAGCGATTAACCTCTTCGTCATTATACATTATCCTTTGTTCGTCTTTAACGTACTTGTGCATTCTTAAATAGAATGACTGTACAATATCCTGAGAAAGATCATAGTCGGCACCGAAGCCTACCACCATCTTGATCCACAGTTTATGATTCTTTGCTAAGAGCTCAAGCATTTTATGTGTATTATTATTTGGTCGGTTGTTCCGTAGTATTTCTTTACATCGTCCATTGCAACTACATTTTGATCTCTTTCCCATACTATCCCTTCTAGCGCATCAAACAATGCCTTGTTAAGGTTGTCGTGTAAATCAGGTTTTGTGTGTTTAAAGTGCATCCTATCTTCAGCCTTCTTTTTATTAGAGAAACTCTTAGGATATTCAAACACATAGTGTAGCCTAACAATGTGTATTTGTGAGTCCGCACTAATGCAAGAAAAGCCGTCAGGGAGTTGTCCCTGTACGGCTTCTTGTACTTGAGTCTTGTAGTCAGCGATCTTCTTAGGCTGGTATGTTCTGCCTGACCTGGTAACTCTGACCGACTGATGTGGCGTTGGCTTTATTGGTATGTTTAATTCTATTTGCACCTACTAAATCTAAAACGTCTATATCTTTATTGGCTATCTCTGGAAGAGAGTTTGAGTTGACATAAAAGCTAAAGTTGTCAAATGCTCTACCCCTAGAAGACTTACATTTAACATCAACGATGCTATTGTCCATCTCATTCTTTTCCAAGTGTATTTCTGTTTCACACTTCTTTTGTAATGCTGACCCCAAATGTCCCGTTGGCTTCGTAGAACCCCAGTTCATGTGAATCACTGTTATTATATGTATGTTGTGCACCTCAGTCCATCTCATCAGCATCTGAACAACCTCATTTGCCTCATCTATATTATTTACATCACTCACAAGATCGGCAATTCCATCTATAATCACCAAACCTAAATTGTCTGATGTGCGTATAGCAAAGTCAATAATGCTTAGTCTTTCTTTATGAGTTCTTGCTCTAAGTCCATAAGTCCTGTAGCATTCGTTTGATAGTCCAGACATATCAAGAGGTCTTCTGAAGACTCTTTGGGCGTGAAACCGACCCTGCTCTGTATCAAAGTGCAAAACGCATTTGCCATCTCTGTGTCCTTTTATATTTCCCGTAAACCTTTTAACATCGCCTCCTAAGTAAGCTGCTGATAATAAGCTAACTAAAAATGTCTTTTTATGTTTTGGAGGAGCAGCGATAAAACTAAAATTACCATACGTTCCTATTGGTGTTGGATATGTAACCGATCCGTCTTTTGTTGTGTATGTATGCTCTCCATAACTGATTGCTACTGGCGGGTGCTCTATTAATTCATTTGGGTCTACATAGCATTGTTCTAAATATACCTCCGCCCTTAAGTCTCTTTCTTCTTGTTCGTAATCAATATCTTTTGTCATCTTGTTTGTTTGCTGTTTAAAGTCTTTGGGGGGAAAAATCCCCCCTAGACTGAATTAACTAAAAGGGCAAGTCAATATCCTGAGTTGCGGGCTGAGGTTGAGATGCAGGTTGATCCTGTCTAACTGCGACAGAAACTGCACCATCAGTGCTAACTACCTTTCCGTTTGCAACGTAATCTGTCTTTGCTCCTGCTTCTCTCTCTTCTTTAGTGAGACCAGTAGCCACAGCTACATTGTTACCAAACTGATCTGTATCATCGTTTACAAATAATGTAAGTGGATAATAAGATCCCTTTTTTCCTTGTACAATCTTAGCTTTATCTAGTTTACTAAGATTAAGATTAACTGCAATAATTGCTCCCATAATTTAAGATAATAATAATTGTTCTACTTGATTACTTACTTGATACTTGGCCTTTATAGAATCCATAGAGCCTCCGCCCTTAATGAAATCTTTAGCCTTTTGAAACTTAGCGCCTGACTTAGGCAAAGCTTCCTTTCCAGCACTAGGTGCGGTATTGTGTGTATTGGTAGTGTCTGCATCTCTAGTATCGTCAATTAGAAATAATCCATTGAGCGCATACTTTCTTGCATAACTACTAGATGAACCGAATGACTGAGCAATATCCATTCCCTTGCGGTCTGGATCTACACCTGCCTGAGCAGATACCTCAACAATAGGCTCACTTTGATCGCCAAAGATTTTAGCGGTAGCATTAACAAATACTAATCCTCCAATTTCTCTCACCTCATCTGTGACGATCAGATTGAGGGAGTACTTAGCAAGCAGCGGCTTAACTGCTTCTAAGATGTCCTCCTGGTTTCGGTACTTGTACTTCCCAAAACTGTTGTACTGATTCTTAGGTGCTTTTAATTCTGTCTGCACCTTAAGCAATCTTTCTGGTAGAGTTAAATTTTCCATAGTGTAAATATAAACAAAATTATTAAACTTCCTCAATATCCTTGAAGACTTCTGATATTACTACCTGGCGGTAGCTCTCAGGACAGGTAGGATCACACACCTCAAATATGTATGTTTCTAACTGTTGTAGGCGATTTTTCAATCGCTCTTGTTCTTTAAGCAATGCTTCTATCCTCGCATCCTTAAATGTAATTAAGTTGTGGTTTGCCATAGTTACTTGTTCTCTTTTTTAGTACTTCTCTTAATCTCTCCTGATGATGTGATTTCTAATCCGTAAGCACTTCTTCTAAACATTTTTGATCTGTCAGACGATGTGTACATTTCGTATCCCAATATCGGGTTCACTTTAGATAAGTCCATAGATTAATAATTATTTGATGTAAACCTACGGCTATTATAAATGCCAGTCAAGGACTTTAACAAACTTTAACATTTCAAGAAGAAAAGAGGGGCCGAAGCCCCCCTAAACCAAACAAACAAACTAATTAACTAAAAAGAAAAAATAACTCTGATTACCAGAGGTATATTGCAGGCGGCTTTAACTCATCAGTATCAAAGTAAACAACTTCCCTACTGATCGCAAATCTTTGTACGCCTTGTTCCATGAGCGACCTAACAAGCTTAAGACGCTTTTTATATCCGACACATCTAATTTGAATAGCCTTACCGATGCGGTGAGAATTATCGCTAACCAAACCAAGCTTATCAGCAACAGGCTTAGATGTATATCCGAGAGTGACATTTGGTGTATATTCATATCTATGTGCAGCTCTATCAAGTGCAATTACTGGTTCTCGTTCCATAAAACGATATCCTGATCCAGGAGAGTCTGAGCTATCAAACATAGACCATCTCAGCACTCGTAGTCCTTCTCTATCTAATTCTTCTTCTTTGGTCATCTCGTTAAAGTATCGGGGAGGCTCCCACAAAGATAAGTTTCCCTTAATATCTCATACCTCCCCTAACCTTATAATTAGAAACTACTCAAAGATACAAATAAATATCTGAGATATAAAATAAGTATGTAAATAAAATAAAGGGCTTGATTATGTCAAAAAAAAGTTGTAACTTTACCACGTCTTACTGTTAGTAACATATGCAAGTTGCGAGAGCATTAAGCGGAAGCAACTTGACAGACGCCGAGTAAGATTACTTTGAATACAGGATAGCTATATTGTTTTGTAGTTCCACCTAGCCCTGGTTCCTCTAATATCGTAATGAGTGAACGTATTGTAGCGTCCTACTCCCCCTTCTTTTAATAGCCCCGTAGAGATAAGAAACTCTATGGCATCAGCTACTTCATCTGGAGTGTATCCTTTTACAACTATATCGGCAGCCTTTCCAAGGACGTGCTGACTGGTGTCGTTTGAGCCTATCTTGCGATTATGCTCTAAACTTCTATACGCACTATTGATTGTTATTGGAGCGTTAAAATGAGATCTGATAATCTCAAGCTGAACAGCAAGTTCTGCTATATTGAGCTGAACCTCTATTGGCATCTCTGATCCATCTGAACAATCAAACTCTTCTCTATTAAAGTTCTTAGTAAGATTCATACCCTAACTATATTAAAGAGTTACTTTTTCTCGTTATCCTTCATAGAAGTCCCGAAGTAGTAGCCAAAAATGGAAAGGCTAACGCCTTCCACAATACCTATAAGATGATAGAATAACTCTTTATTGGTCTCAGGAATATCTAACGCAAGGATGGCCCATATAATCACTCCAAACGCACCTAAACCTACTAACCCTGTTATATTAAAGAGCCAGTCATTTTTTCCCGTCTTAGCAATCTCCACTTCTCTACCCCTTGCACTATCTCTATCTGCAACCTCGGCCTTATAGGCCTCTACGAGCTCTCTGTGGAGTCTTGCCTTCTCTTCTGGACCTATAGACTCGTCAGAGTCAATAATCGTTCTAAGAGCCTCTAAAGGCCCTTCTGTGAGGGCTGCGCCCGCAAACTCAGGAAGCTTCTGCATTAAAAACTTTCCTACAGCGGTATCCTTAAACTTCTTCTTATCGCTCATTTACTAATTCTCTTAATCGTTGTATGTCCTTACGGACCCTCTCCCGCTCCATCTTAAAGTCAATTACCTCTGACTCTAAGACCCTAATGTCAGGAAATATATAGGTGTTTTGGTTATACCTAATGCCACGAATCTCATCCTCGTTAGCCGTAACCCTATTGTCTAAGCCAAGATATAGATAGACCGCTGTACCAACCAATATGATGATTTGTACCAACCATTTAATATTGATGGCAACGGAACTATCGTCATTAACCTTTAGACTTGACATAGGCCTTTACTTTAGCCCACCAAGCCTTTACCTTAGGAGCACTCTCCTTTACCTCTCTCTTGGTATAGAAATAAGCCTCCTTGCCTAAAAGACCAAAGAAGCCACCCAGTAGACCTAAGATTATTGCATTTAAAAATCCTGCTGCTGATATCGTAGATGCGGTAGTTAAAAACCAGCCCGCTATAAAGGAAATCTTGTTATCCATTTTTAGTTGTTTATATATGGATAACTAAAAAGTAACAAACTGTTGTATATTAAAAGAGGGGCTATTGCCCCTCCTTTACTTCTTCTGCGATGATCTCGTAGGAGCCATCGTCTAAATTTACACTAATCTTTCCGTACTTGTCTTCAAGTAGTGTTTTAGTCTTGCTCTGCTCTTCTTGAATTTGAGCAAATGCATGAAGCAATGTGTGCCTTTGCACGTCAAGAGTCCCTAGATCTAATTTAATAGCATTCTTCTTGGTCTCTTGGTCTTTGAGCTGATTAAGCTCTTCTTCTGTAATTTTTGACATAATAAAACTAGTTTGTACGAATATACAAATTATTCTTCAATTACAGGATCTTCAGTTGTTGTTTCTTCAACAACAGGCTCAAGCGTTTCAGGGATAGACAAACGCACCTGTGTTGGCGTAACCTTTTCAGCCATGCGTGCATCTAAACTTGCCTGCGTAGCCTCTAAGTCAATTAGTGGCTTAATCCATTCAATAACATCAGCCTGTACTAATTGGTCTGCTGGTACGAATACTTCAGGTTGTGGTGCTGGTAAAACGACAGCATCATTTCTGCTAACCATAACGTTATCAGCGTTAGTTGCAATTTGCGTGTAGTGTACTCGTGTAATTACGTTGCTAAGACCATCTAAGCTAACCTTAGCATCTACTGCGTTAATTCTAAAAGTGTAAGTGTTCATGTTTATATTTAAAATTTAAATTATACGTCTAATACTTCAATACCTATGCCCATTTCCATTATGGCAGTACTTGAAAAGAAATAATCGTTGTCTAATCTTATGCGAAAATAATCATTATCTGAAGTTGAAGGTGTAAACGCAAAGCTAACTGTTGCGCCACTTGTTGAAAATGTTACCGCCTTAATTGTCCAAGGGCCACTTGAACTTGTGGATTGTTCTAAAAATATATTGCCTGAAAAATTACCTGAAATAGTGTAATCGTGAATTACATATATTCTTACTTGGTAATCAGTGGAAAGTGGCGAATAACCATATTGGTAAGTGTTAATTAACTTCCAGATACTGCTCGCTTCAGAACCAGAAGCTACATCATCATTAAACTTTTTGTAGTTGTTAAATGAACTGTCTAAATCACCAGTTGCACTTGAAATACCATACGCACCTGAAATATGATTAAATCTATCTACTTGGTTGTTCTCAAAATCAACAAACGAATCAGGCGTTGTTCTACCCCTTGCTAAGTTCAAAGCCCTAAAAGATATATCGCTATTGGTCGTTGTATAGGTATTAGTAAAATAATCCTTAATAAACTTCAGCGATAAAGGTCTTTCTATTGCCATTAGAACAAGCCTTTTAAGTTATTAATTTCAGCCTTCAAATCTTCAATCTGCTCTTGTTGTTCTTTTACTGTTTCAATAAGCAGCCCAATCAAACCATTGTACTCAACAGTCAAATATGGTTCTTCACTTGTAATAGAACCTTCTCGTTTTTGTACTGCCTCAGGAAGTATCTTCTCAACCTCTTGCGCTATAACACCAGCAGAAGATTTACCATTGTGTTTCCAGTCAAATGTATAACCATTGATTTGCTTTATTTTATCAATAGGTGAATCAATCAGTTTAACATTCTCCTTCTTATTTACGTCTGAAATTGTAGTAGAAGTGTAACCAATAATATCGCCAGTACATTCAAGATAATTGTTTGTCTTATCTACCCTTACAGTATCAGCAATATCAACATAGTCAACAGCACCCTCAACCATATTAATCATCTCAACACCACCAGCAACAAAGAAAACTCTATCGCTACTGAATCGCATATAAGTATTGGTATCGCCATTGTGATATAAAATATCACCTAAAAACAAGTCATCTGTGACTCTTGCACTACCTGTAACGTCAAGTGGATAGCTTGGCGATGTGTTGCCTATTCCTAAATATCCAGTTTCTCCATCTAATTTTAGCAGCCAATCAGATATAGTAGCAGATGCACCATGCCTACCAATCATAAAATCAGCAGAAGAAGTGTTGTTGTTGTTTGAATCTAAGTTTATATATACAGCACCATAACTATTTATGCGTATATCATCAGTAGCTGTCCAAGTATCACTTCTTGAACTAATAGAATGGTCTGTGTTGTTGTTGCCATAAAAAGTTATAGCACTATTTAAATCAAGGTGTATATTATCTGCGCTGTTAAATACAATATCCCCAGTAACACCAAAGCCACCATTGGTTATAAGCCCACTGTCAAAGGTTATAATACCTGAAGCTGTGTCTGCTGTATCTGAACGTAAGTATTTTGGGTCTGTATAATCAGTAATATCAAAGGTGCTTGAGAAGCTATATGCACTTTGCCAATTAGATATGTTAGTACCACTAAAGTGTCCTGTATGATAAACCTGAACAGCACCACTTCCTAAAGTACCACCACCATTGCCACTATCTCCATTCACAAAAATACCCATTGGGTAACTACCAGAATAATTTCCAAGGCTTGCTGGAGCAAAAGCATCACTTGCATCTATCCAAATAGAATATGCTTCAGGCGCAAGGGTTAATTCTTGGTTTGATAGTGTTAAGTATTGGGCTTTTAATTGTGTAGTAGCTTCTACCTTTCCAGCACTATCAATCGTTAATTGAAGCGTACCACTACCTCCTGCTGAACCAGTATAGAAGGTTATATCGCCTCCAGCGTTTTGTAATGCTAATTCATTCGCCCTTGAAGGGTTAGAGGAATTATACCCAGCAACTAATTTATCTTCAGTAGAAGCATCACCAACAAAGCGTAGTATCTCAAACAAGGTGCTTGAAGATTCTTCAATGCGTATCTCAGCTACTCCATCGCCATTACCATCAATATGCAGCGAAGCATTTGAATTAGGTACTGTACCAATGCCTAAATGTCCATCTACATCAAACGTAGTAAGTACATTGGTTAAGCTATCTTGTAGTGTTAAAATAGGGTCTGTTCCACCACCATTTCTAACAGTCCAAGTTTCGCCTGAATTGGTTGTGATTAACTGCGCACCAGCATCTGAAGCAATACTTTCCCCATTTCCTATAACAAGCGAGCCACTAAAATCAATGTTACCAAACACTTGTATTCCTGTACTTGTGGTTGCTAGTCGTGCTGAACCTTCCCAATATAATAAGACAGTTTGGTTATCATAATAAATTTGTTGATTCCAACTAGCATCTGTCCCTATTAGACCACCAACTGACATAGCAACATCAGAAACCCTAAATGACCTCCAACCACTTCCTTGACTCCATTCATCGTGAAATATAAACCCAGCTTCTGTACACTCATTAGTGCCACTTGGGTTATCATAATTCCCAATCCTCATATTGAAGTTGCCATCTCCATCGTTAAATGTTATCCAATGGCTTCCATTCTCAAAGGCGAGCGAATCATTAGCCTCTAAATAAAGCGTATTATTAAACTGTCCAGTACCATTAACAGTAAGCGTTTCAGTTGGTACAACATTACCAACGCCAACATTTCCAGTAAAAAAGCCACTTCCATCTACATCAAGGTCATATAATGGGCTTGTTACGCCAATACCAACCTTACCATCAGTATCAATGCGTAACTGTTCTAGGTCATTAGTATAAAAACGCATTGCATTTATACTGTGGTCATAAAATATACGACCTACATTGCTATCAGTAGAATCACCAAATTGAATTGAAGTTGCATCGTCAGTTGTACTTTGTATTCTTAGATTTACAATACCTGAATCAGAAATATCAAGTTGAGATGTAGGGGAGTCTGTTCCAATTCCCACATTTCCATCAGTATCTATAACAACCTTATTTGTTGATGCGCCATTGGTTCTGAAGTGTATATTACCACCAGTACCTGAATTAACATATAATACTTTATTGCTTAGTCCACCAAAAATTCTTGGTTCGCCATTGGTAGTACCACCAAATCCAATCATTCCATAGTCAGAACCATAAGTTCCATCTTCTCCTAATTGAACAAGTCCCTCAACATCTACCTTATGACTTGGAACACTTGTTCCAATACCCAAATTACCATCTTGGTCAAGGCGCATACCTTCACCTGCACCTTGTTTCCAAATATGCTGCTTACCACCACCTGAACCAAATGAGGTAGTGTAGGTAGCACCAGTTGAATCAACTTCTAATCTAAACCTTGTAGCTGTTCCTGAAAGCGTTTCGTAAAGCTGAATTGCTGGTTCATCTTCACGAATATCAAGACTATAAGCTGGTGTAGACCAATTAATACCAACATTACCAATAGAAGATACTGTTAAAACATCTGTTCCTGTGCCACCTGCGTTATCTGTGCGAAGTACAATATCACCTCTGCTATTAAATAAATGTAAATCATTAGCTGAAAATGAGTTTGTTGAGTTGTAGCCTATTAAGCCTTTCTCGCCTGTTGAAGAATCTCCTATAAAGCGCAATGTTTGGAAAAGTGTTGTACTTGAAGATTCCTCTATTCTAATCTCTGCAACACCATCACCATTCCCATCTATGTGTAATGCTGCGGCAGCATTTGGAACTATGCCTATTCCTATATGTCCATGTTGGTCTACTGTGGTAAGTACATTGGTTAGGTTATTTTGGAACTCAAGTATAGGAAGTGAACTATCTCCACCCCTAAATATCCAAGTGTTTCCTTCATTAACGCCTATATCGTTTCTAGTGATTAATTGTGCGCCACCATCACTAAATAGTCCAAAGCCATTTGCTAATACTAAAGACCCTTCAAAGTCTATGCTTCCAAAGACCTGTATTCCTGCGCTTGTAGTGGCTAATCTTGCATCGCCTTCCCAATAAAGCAATACTGTTTGATAATCATACTGGAGCTGTAAATTCCAATTCCAATCTACATTATGCAAATCTCCCACTGCTGTTGAAACATCAGACACCAAGAACTGTCTCCAACCACCTGCTTGCGACCATTCATCGTGAAATACATAACCAGCCTCTGTTGTTTCTTCTTCTTGACTTGGGTTAGAATAATGACCTACACGAATGTTAAAATTACCTTCTCCATCATTGGAAGTTATCCAATGCTTACCATCCTCAAATGCGACAGCGTCATCAGACTGCAAGTAAAGCGTTTGACTAATAGTTACGCTACCATCGCTTCCATCAATGCGTATTCTGTCTGCGCCTGTACCACCTGAATCATCTGTTCTAAATACAATATCTCCAGCACCATTAAATAAGTGTAAAGCATTTGCATCAAAAGCGTTAGCAGAGTTGTACGCAATTAATCCTTTTTCATAGGTTCCTGAATCCCCAATAAATCTTAAAACCCCAAAGGTTGTGCTTGTGTTATCCTCAAGTCTTATTTCTGCGCCATCGTCATCTTTGACGTGTAATTTAGAAGCTGCGTTAGGCGAAGTTCCTATCCCTAAATTACCATTATCGTCAAGACGCATTTTTTCGTCGCCATCAATCTCAAAAATAAATCTACTTATGCTTCTGATATTATCTCTGTCAACCCTAAAAAGCATCGCACCTCCATTGTGTAGTATGTCTGCAATACTACCATCTGTTGTGTCCTCAAAGGTAATTATAGGTGCTACTTCAGCTAAGTGAAGAATGGTATCAGGGCTTGTAGTACCCAACCCTAAACGACCAGAAGAATCAAAACGAGCAACCTCTACGCCATTAGCATCAAACTGAATAGAAGAACCTATGTCAGTTACAGTAACACCATAAAGGTCAGATGCAATAGTTACTGCATTATCTCCAAACAACTCAAGACCATTGGTTGTGTATATATCGCCCATTCTGATATATCCATTAGGCGTACCACCTGATTCTAATCTTATGTATTTTTCAGCAGTTTGTAATAATAAATTACCATCTGCATCTATGCGTAAGCGTTCAGTATCATCTATCCTAAAGGATATATAAGAATTAGCTAGTGTATTAGCAACATCGTTTTCTATTATAAACGCTTCTGCTGATTGTCTAAAACGAGTTTCCCCTGTGTTATCTTTTAAATAAATAGACGCAGTAGAATCTGTTGATTCAAATAAGGCTACGTTATTCTCTACCCCTGAATTAACATGAAATACCTCTTGTGGGCTTAATGTACCTATACCAAATCCAGTAGCATTAAGGCGCATACGCTCTACGCCATCTAATTCAAATTGAATAGTAGATGAATCAGCTACATTATCAGGGTCTACCTGTATTAAGAAATCTGTATTGACATTTTTTAAATCAACCCTACCACCATCAGGCGAAGGTGAAGTATCAATTAGGCTAATAGATGGGCTAAGGTTTTCAATCTCAATATTGTCGTTTGACATAGAGATCGTGATAGTAGTCCCAGAAGATGACACGCTAATAGGACTTGCCCCTGCTATATTCAACAGTCCAGTTAAACCATTTAAACTACCAACACCAGAAACACCACTTGCAATATCTTCTTCTATCTGAAGGATCGCCTCTCTTACAGGATCAAACTTATTGTTATTGGGTATCTTTGATACGTCTACTGCCATCTTTGCTTAAGTTTTGTGTACGCTCCTTCTCTATGAAAGCGATTAATTTCTTTACATTCTCGTCTTTGGGTTTGTACTTCCCTCTGATCTTGCCCATAAATTAACCTAGATATATTCCACCAAAGTTTACATCTCTGTCTGGATTCATATCTTCATTGGCGGTAGATGTATATTCAGGATATAATTCGCTATTATGATCCATATAATCCATAAAGCGTCTAGTATAAAACTCAGCGGTCTCTTGAGCTCTTGCTACAAGCATATTAAGCTCGTCCATAGTGATTGTGTCACTGCTCTCGCTTCTGTGCTTATAAATACCTCCGTTGCCTATTTGAAAGGCCGCAAATGGCATATAATCACTCTGAGTAAACCAAATAAGCATTGGCTTGATGTAGGTGTTTAAAAGCGTCTTGTAGTCTGAATTGGCCACCAAATCTATCTCATCATCAATGATTAGCTCTTGTAGCTTCTTGTACAGCTTGCCACCTAAATAGTTTTGAATATGCGTGTCCTGGGCAACCTCAACAAATTGCACAATCTTATCTGGATCTACATTACCACTAATGATAGATTTCTTCTTTATGTCTGCTATTGTAACAAATAATGCCTTCTGTGCCATAATTATTTACTTGTTGGGTAAGCTCCTCTATTAGGCATATCCTTTGGTGCTATTGGCACTTCTGTAGGATTGTTGGGGGCCTCAAAGCCCTCAGCTAACGCCTCATCCTCACTTACTCTTGTTTTCTTCTTATATACTCGTTTTTCCCAGTAGTGATGGCAATTCTTTCCTCCCTTATACTTAAAGAGCGAATAGTTTCTACCATTACGTCCTAATTCGTTATTGATACCTCTAAACGACATCTGATTGATGTCTTCTAGCCTAAATACAATATCCTTTTCTGTTAAAGACTCCATTCTTGTGCAGAACTGTCTGCTATCAGGAGACTTTCTCATGGGCATATAGGCATATCTTACTTTATAGCCCTTATTGTCCTGCTTAGAGGTTTTTCCTGGTTTAGCATCGTCCTCTGAAACGGCAGCTAAATCTACTTTTTCAGCAGATACTAATTCCCACTCATCAGAGATTACTTCCCCATAATCTTCTAGCTGATCAAACAAATCCTCAAACTCCTCGTCAGATAAGTCAGATAATTCCTCAGGCTCTTGCTTAGAAAGCTTCTCGCCTGTTTCCTCTTCTCTCTTAACTTTAGTAGAGATATTGTCTAACTCTGTAAACTCAATTGGTTGTAGCGTTACAAAGTATAAGTTGAGGTATATCTTGTTAAATGCTAGGATTTCATCCAAGCCATCTATGATCTGTTGTTGGAATGGTCTGATAACCATATTGTCCATGATAATAGATGCCGTGCGAAGCTCTTCAGCGTTATTACCAAACCCTGTATTGTCTTTAATACCAAGAAGAATAGGAGACACAATTCTGTGGCCCAACATAATCTTCTCTCTTGACTCATCTGCTAAGAATTGGTATTGTGCGTGTGCATCAGGCAAATGAATTGCCTCAATGCTTGCTTGATCTTCTGCCGTCTCATTAAAAGTAAGTATAAACTTACCTGCATTAGAAGACCCTGAGAACTTGTCGTATATCTTACGCTCTATAAGTTCCTGCGTCTCCTCGTTGGGAATACCGTTATTAAAATTAACCAAAAGTGAAGGTTGGAGGCCATTTTGGATATTGTTGATGTGATAATTGGCCACTTCTTCTTCCAATTCCGCATACTGAAGGCATCCGTTGTAATCAACTGGCGCATAATAATAAAATCCTGATTTATATGGTTTAAATATGTATAATTCAATCAAATCGCCCTTACCTCCATTGCCAAAAGTAGGAATACGTTTAGGCTTATCAGATGGCTTTAATTCAGCCCATTTAGGGTGATAATAATATGCTTGACATTTACCGTCTTTAGCCTTTTCAGCTCTCAATGTTTCCATTGGGAAGTGAACAACCTTAGTGATGGCAGTTTTCTGCTTATTATAGATAACCTGTACGGCACCCTGACCTAATAGCTTATAGTCATTGACCAACTTACGCATACAAGATGGCTTAAGAAGAAGTTTCATCTTAGCATACATCTCAGGCTTTTCAGCACTATCTGTTGCGTCTAATCCTCTACCGTATATCATTTCTGTTATACCGTTGATGCAGCAAGCATTGGTAGGACTGCCAAGATACTTCTCTATTAAAGATTCAAAGTAGTCTTGTCCGTCATCTCCAGTTCTGTACAGTACCCAATCCTTTCTATCATCTTCAATGATTTCTGGAGACTGATAGCCACTAAGGTTTACCAACCTAACACTATTCTTATAGGGCTTAGGCTGCTCGTTTGCGTTAACTAATCTTACTCTAGGTTTTGCCATATCACAATACTATATATTCGTCATCTCCGTCTGAATACTCATCATAAGATTCAGGGTATGCGAACACTTCTTTTTTATTTGTCTTACTAGTTACATAGATTAAATCTCTATATAACACATCTGTAGTTGTAGCGATTTCTATTGAGTATATCTGATCTTCTTTTAATGTTATCGTAGGCGTTATGCTGATCTCAATGAAATTTCCATTAGACGATGCGGCCCATGTAAATGTAACATCCGCCTCAGATAGATTGGTTCCATTCTCTACTAAAGAGATAGAAGCTGAATCTAGGTCTGCCGAAGCGAAAGAAGACGGTATAATACTAAACGTCTGCTCTGTATCTGTTGGTAATAGTCTTATCACAATAAGATAACTAAAAGGGTTATGTTTTGTTTTTTATTGGGCATAAAAAAAGCAGCCTTACGGGGCTGCTCTTTGTTACCTAAGACCTTATTTACTATGAAATACTAGCCTCAGACGTGAAATCTCCAGTGATAGAGTTAGCAGGAAGTCTTTCCATTCCTGTGAATGTAAGGGTGTATCCTGAAAGATCTCCCATAGCAGCACCAGTTACGATAGTACCACCTGTTACATCGGCTCCATGCTCTCTACCTACTAAAAAGAAGTTTCCGTTGTAGTCCTCTACCACAATGTGTGGACGACCAAATGCCAACAATTTGATTGCTTGGTTATCGGTTGCACTTAGTTTGGGTAGGGTAAGCTCTAATACCTGCTCAAAAGCAGTTGTTCCATTCTCTCTTGAAGTCTGGATATTCTGTGTTAAAGAAGAGTTTCCTTTAAGCTCATATTGATAGAAAGTGTCTCCTGTAAACTCTGCGGCTGCAATAGAGTCATCTGCACTTAAAGTAACAGAGATCGCTCCATAGTTCGCAAAGTAAACATTCTTCAGACCACCAACCTGATCCTTGCAAGGTAACGTTCTTCCTGCTGAAATGTCACAAGCCATAATTTGATTTTTATTATTAAAAAAGGGCAGGTAGGCTCTGAGGCTTACCTACCCTTCTTTGTTATACAATTATTTTATTAAGCTAAAGTAAGAAGAACTAGATCAGATCCAATTCCGTACTGTACTCCAGAAGTAAATCTCATGATAACGCGAACGTTTTGAGATCCATCTAGATCAGCCATATCAATAACTTTAACTTCGTTGTGGTCAGAAAGAAGACCAGTACCAAAGTAAAGGTTAGAAGCCTCACCAGCAACGATGTGGTCAGCAGGCATACCTGGAGCGTGTTGGATTTTAACTCCGTCAAAAGAAAGAGCATTTCCATTGTTGTACCAAAGTGATCCTTGTGAACCAACACCCGCAGCACCAAGACCTGAAGCTCCGAATCCACCTAAAGAACGGATATAAGCTTTGTAGGCGATAGTTGGAACGTAGATGGTAAGATCCTCACGACCGTAAACAGTTGAAGGAACTGCATCCAAAGTGTTTTCTAGCAAAGAAACGATGTTAGCGGCAGTAAAGCTAGTAGCTGAAGCATTGTCAGCATCATTTACAGTACCGTCAGCAGCCATAAGAACTGTGAAACCGTCAAACTCACCAGCAGTAGCGTTTACACCACCCCAGATGTTTTGCTCAGTTTTCTCAGCTACCTTACCTGCAACGTGAGCGATAAGGAAGTCAGCGAATGAAGGAGGAAGTTGGTCAAATGCACCAACACCCATTTGGATAGCTTCCCAATCAGAGCGGAAGTCTTTTTTACAAAGCTCTACGTTTACTTGGAACTCTTCTGGTTGAAGGATTCTCTCTGTTAAAGTAACAGATCCTGTGTCAGTGAAGTCACAAGTAGCGTTAGAAATCAAGTCAGCAGTTGATACCTTCTTGATTACTTCTTTGTACTTTACGTTTGGTTTGATACCAATCGCAGATTCATTCAGGGTTTTACCTGAAAGTAACGCTGCTGAGATGTACTGTCCAGCAAATTCACCAGCGTAAGTAGTTGTAATTGATGTAGTAGTTGCCATTTTTTAAATAGATAAATTACTTGTTAAACATTTTTTCGTACACAGTACTCATCGTATTGCGTGGTTTAGAAGCATTGAAGAAGTTCAATTTTTGTCCTTCAACTACTTCAGGAGAGTGCTGAATTGGCTCTGCTCCATCTTCTTGAGAAGATAACTCCTCTTTTGATAGTTCTTCGGCAGGAACTTCTACTTCCATTTCCTCAGACCCCATTTTTTCTACGATTGCCTCGTACATAGCTTTCATCTCTGCAACAGCAGCATCAAGCTCTTCTTTAGTAGCATACTTTTCTACTTCTTCTGCTACGTCTTCTGCTACATCTTCAGGAGAAGCCTCATCTTCTGGCATATCCTCAAGTTCTATAGCATCTTTTACTTCTACTTCTTCTACAGATAATTCAACTTGCTCTTCTTGAGCATCCTGAACATTGTCATCAGAAGAAAGCAGCACAGACTTTAATTTGTCTACGATTTCAGTTGCTTTCATAAATACTTAATTTATATTAGGTTAACTATTGATTACTTTTGTTGTTGTATTTTCAGATTCTTCCAATACCCTGATTGATCATGTTGCCGTTGCAACACTTTCTACTATACAAAGATCCCTTAGCACACAAGCAGGCCTTTCTATTTTCTCTTGGACTTGTTTTACTAGGATTATATCTGCTGCGATTTCTACGCATAGCTTTGCGTTTTTTGAATGAAATAAATTACATCCCATATTTGAGCAGTACCACCTGTGGCAGTGATCCTCCATTGAGATCCATTCTCTACAAAACTAGCATCTGCATAATATTGAAATACTTGATGAAACTCATGTGCCACATCATTTCCTTTAGGGAAAGGAACATCAACGCCAACTCTTTCATAAGGAGTTCCATTACTAGAGTCCAATTGAAGTCTAAGGAATGTTTGGTTAGCATTTGGTGCCTGTGTCTTAAATACAATAGTCATTAAGTACACATCATTCTCAGTATCAGCCAATACTTTCTTGTCTGTAGAATTGTAGTAATCAATTCCTGTATAACTTCTGTAGACTGTAGCCCCATCATTAGGTAAAACCGTTTCGGTATCTAGCGCAAGAGTTAACTTGTTATCTACATCATAAGTGCCATCGTCATAACGAGTCCATCCCATTCCAGTGCCAATTCCTGACTGTGGATATAGTTTAACCCATTCTCCATTGTACACAGTCCACACCCCTGCTGAGGTTGTTACATAGGCGCCTTCTTCAATTTGATAATACAAACGTTCTTCTTCTGTGTTAACGTCTGACTGTACTTTGTATGAAGTGTTTTTAATCATCTGCCTTGTCCTCTATAGGGTTTTTTATAGTTCTTAGAATCTTTGTTCTTGCTAGTCTTTGTCTTCGCCTCAACTCCTTTGCGGTTTACCTTTGGCGCAGGTTGAAATACCGCTACAGTTTGCTTCTTAGCCATCTAATTCATCAAGTCCTTTAAGTTTAGACTCTACCCAATTCTTCATTGATTTACCACCCCAAAGTAGGTAGCTAATCGTACCGCAAGCCTCTGGCTTTGCTGGGTCGTAATATGCTTCTGCTCTGCTTAGGTAGCTGTAGATTCTCTTCATCGTTGGTACTGTGAACTTCTCTTTCCTTACCAACTGCTGTGCCCTTACTTTTCCTACCTGTGTAGCGCATTTATTACCTAGCTCTTTATTGCGTTTGATACCTAATTTGGCGTTGTTAGAAGCACTTTCAGGGTATCCGCCATATGATTCTAGCTCTACCTCTGTTGAAAGCGCTGAGAGAGCCTCTAAAAGAGCATATTCCGCTTGTAATTCCTCAAAGCACTCATCACATATCTGTTTAGATGCAGAAATTTCCTCTTCCACCTGTTCCTTAGGTCTGCTAGTGCTATCGCTAAAGTATCCCTCAATACTAAAACCTTTAACTTTTCCAGTTTTGACAAATTCTTCCCAGACTTCTTCATTATTTACTTTTACGGAGACCATCCAAGTCCCTTTTGGCATATTTAGATTGTATAGTGCAGATTTATCTTTCTTTTCATCCTCCACAATCCAAGATTCAACCACAGACATACCTTTTAGTTGGTATTCGTGCTCTAATGTTGAGTTATTTTGATTTCCTCTGCTTAAAAAGAGTTCTGATGCCTTTTTTACAGTATCCTCGCTAAAAAAGATGTAATATTCCTCTCCCTCACCGTTTCTGCGATATATTTGCTTGTTTGGGATAAGAGCAGGGCCCATTAGTATGCGCTTTTCAGCATTTACCTCAGCCATTTCTATCTTGTGAGCTTTTAAAGCCACAAAATCAGCCTCTATAGCAGGCTCCTCTACGATTGAGATAGCCTCTACTCCTGAGAACTCGCTATCTTCCTCTATAAATAATTCGTAAACTTCCATATAAGGATAACTTATTAGTTAGTATTCGTTTTAAATTGATGCTCCCTGTATAATCTTGCGATCAAGCTCTTGAGCAGTAGTAACATCTGATGACACAACATACGCCTTAACAGGTTGAGACGTTTGTCCAGCAATTGCAGCAGCTAACTGATTCTGTGAAGATGCACCAACTACGTTAAAGGCAGGGGTTTGTTCCGCAACGGTAGTGCCTTGAGCAGAAAGAGCGGGGCTAGGTAAAGCCTGACCAACAAATTGCTGTCTTGATATGGCGGCAACTTGTGCAAGACCCGATGCAATAGTTACAGTCATTGCAATAATCTTAGCAGCCAATCCTCCTTTTTCTTTAGCCAATACATCTGAAGCCGCTAAATAAGTGTTAATGGTGGCTTGAGCAATAGAGAACGCTTTCTCTTGTTGGAATCGCTTCTTGTTTAATTCATTGCTTTTTTGTACTAGGGCCGCATCATTACGAGATATTTGCTGATTAATTTTATCTCTTTCCTCGGCAGAAAGCCTTTCGTTCGCCAATCTCTGTCTTAACTGGTCGTTTAGAGCATTAGTCTTGTTTGTTTCAATGTCTATTGCCCTGTCTGATTCCGACTGTAAAAGATCATTTGCTATTTCAGAAATGTCCACAACACCTGCAAGAATGTCTTCTGGGAACACAGCATTTTTGACTATGCCTTTAAGTCTCTCGGCCGTTCCTGTTTCTTCTAATCCGTCAACAAGACCAAGAATCCCCTCTCCTAAGGCTTTTTTTCCTTCTTCTCCACCTAATATGATTGAAGCGAAATCAATGCCAAGCTCTTTAGACCTCTTCTCTACCTCCTTCTTGTATTTCGCTGCTTCAACTATAGACAAGTCGTATGTGTCCACCACAAACTTCTTAACCTTATCTCTACTTTCCTTATTAGGCTTGCCCTCCTTATCAGAACCAAGGATTAAGTCTATTAGACCCTCTCCTTTCATAGCCTCACCTAACACCTTTATCTTTTCATCTATAGTTCCCAATTCGTTTGTGAATTGTTGAAGCTGTATATTGGCCCCAACTATAGTGTTACCATATCCAAGAACTGCATTTGTAAGAGCATTTGTTATAGACCCCTGTTTAGTCATATAATCAGAAGTCAACTGAGCTTTTTCAGCATACAGATCTTCTATTGCGGATTGGTACGCCTTAGCTTTAGCCAATCTTTCAAGAGCCATTATCTCTCCATCAATCTTAGCAACATTTTCCTCTGATATGTCTCCAGACTCGGTAAGAGTTAAGTTCCATTTAGGATACTCTTCATTAAGGGCTGTTATAATTTCTTGTTTTTCTTCTAGAGCAACAGTTTCATCTACAAGAGCGTCTTTTGCTATCTTCAAGCTTGAAGCAGCTCTAGCTTGAGCTTCAGCAATTTTATTTGTTTCTTTGGCCGCACCTTCTTGGCTCTTTCTGAATATTTCAAGTGCAGCAACAGCTATCTGAATCAAAACAACAATACCTAATGGCCCCATTAACTCTGCTTTTAAAGCAGCAAGAGCTTCTTTTGATGTTTTGGCAGATCTAGTAAATTGCCCCATGATGGTAACCAACTGAGTAATGTTGTTACCCATACCTTGAAGACCGTATGGAGCATCAGACACAGTTCTACCAAATTCCAATACTGCCGTACTAGCTAAACCAGAATTTGTAGCTGTAGATCCTAGTCCATCATTTACTTGTCCAAGAGCGTCTTGCATCTTCTTAAATGCAGTCTCAGATTTAACGAAACTCTTAGTAAGCCCTTCTATTTTGACTTTACCGTCCTCTGTGCGGACTTGTACGTTAAATACTACATCCCTAATTTCTTGTTGAGCCATATCTTAGTTTAATTAGTCGTTTTGCTTCTTTCATTTTAATTGGCAATTGATGTTTGCCTATAGCCAAATCAATATCTATATCATTGGTAATTCTGTTGTAATCTTGCAGCAAAGCTATAATGTCCTTAATCATAATAATTAATTAATTCAAAATCTGTCTTACCTGTATTTAAATCGGTATCAAAGCTGTTTATTCTGTACTTATTGTTGTTTATTACAATAATATCAGATAGACTGAGTTGCAATATATCTCCAGCAGGCAAGTAAGAAGAGACTCTTATTAGCCTGGTATTTGAGTTGAATACATTTTCTATGTAAGACTGATAATATCTCTTAAATAGCGTTTCAGTAGCATCAACATTTGTGTATTCGCTTTTTTCTACGCCAAAGTGTATGTTATTAGTGGTCTCATCGTCTATGGTCTGCGTATTAGACGGCATATTGATTGAAGATGAGGTAGTGATTGCAGATCTTGAGTTTCTGCTTACAAATCCAACGGTTCTATTGGCCTGTATATTGTTAATGTATAGTATTAAAGGACTTCCCAAGTAAGCCTCTTCGTTGTCAGTTACGAAATATCCAACTTGTACTCCTGTATCAGCTAAACCTTGTCCTGAGTCTAAAATCTTCTCGTATTTAGAGTGATTGAAGTTGGGCTCTACCTTATAAATACCTCCACTTAACTCTCCCGCATCTGTGTACTCAACTCCTCCCCACTCAATTTCAGATATTTCTTGTAGATGCTGTTCAGCGAGAATAGTCTTAGTGTCCCTGTATTTAAAGAATATTTCTTTGTACGGCAATGCCGCATTCACTTGAGACTGATTAATGTCTATATATTGTGTAATGTCTCTTTGCGTGGTGCCATAAAAGTCGTCTAATGGTTCTACATAGATGTCTCCATTGTCGTCAACATAAGCCACAAGGTTGAACATCTTGAATAGACTAGACAAGAAGTCTATAATGGTTATTTCTGGTAGATTTTCCGCAATATTGAATCTGTATCCAGTAGTAACACTTGAGTTTGACAAGTTTGACGTATAAGTATCCGTCACAACAGGCCCTGAAGCGGGTGCCCATACAAAATCCCATTTAAGTGATGAGAAGTTTGCGTTCTTTTCATAAACGCTCACATACACCTCAAAGGTATCATTTTGAGCAAATGCAGGAACTCCGATTATCTGATTCCCAACCACCTCTTCAACGCTCTTATATATAGAGCCGTTTCTATAAATGTCTATTGTATAAGCGAAGTCATCCGTGGCGGTCTCTACGGTGAAGTCTAAACGCTGACCAGTAGCCACGTCTATTGTAAGTGTACTCCCAGACATGGTAGACCCATATGTGTCTGGAGGATAAGATCCACCACCACTAATAAAGGTTACTTTTACAGGAGTACTTTGTGATATTTCTACCGCTCCTTTTTTTCTGTGGCACCACATATATAACTTTGTGATGTCCGTATTTTGGGCAGCGTCAAAGAAGCTACCAGAAGCAAAGTTTATTGCGGCATACTTGCTTTCAATAGCTTCAATAATCTTATCTAGTCTTACAGCATACTTAAGCTGATCAAACTTTACTCCTTGAACTAGGGTTCCATAATAAAGATTCCCTGATTGCTTAGATTCTCTGCTGCTATCATAATACAGCCTTTGGCTGTTGGTGATTAATGGAAGAGAAACCCCAGGAACAGCAACTGCACTCTCATCTTGAGAGGTTAGCTGTGTAAGATTGGTCTTTATGTTGTCAGAGTCATAAGGCATATCTATATCAAGACTTCCTGCTCCTACTATTAAAGAGGGAAGTTTATCTTCTCCAAGCACATCCTTAAGCTCAACTACGCTTCCATAGAAAGTTACTTTGTAGGCATATGGGCTGTTATTACGCATATCAACTCCATCAAGTTTCAGCTTGCCTCTTCTGAATGTACCTCCATTGATTTCTATTCTTGCATCTTTCTTTACTCTAGCATCAAAATTGTTTGCTGCATAGTAGTGCTTGAATATTTTATTGTTGTTTTTAGATGCAGGAACAGTGAACTGCTTGCTGAAGGTAGTAAATACCTTAGATACATCTTTAGCGTTTTTAATAGACTCTGTAATGGATATACCTTCGTCTCCAAACAGATCTACTCTATCTGATTCTATGTATAGTTGTGTCTCTCGCATTATCGCATTGTTGATATAAGGTCATTAGCCTGTTCAAATTCAACAGTGTAGTTTACAAGCTTGTCGTTTAGTGATGTTCTGAATTGTACGGAAGATGTTCTTGGCTTAACTGGCCTTGTAACGCCGTCAATAACCAACCATACTTGCTCAGAGAGCATTAGCTCTCTCATATATTCAGTATACACCTCAGAAACGAATGCAGTGTTTAAAACATACGAAGTAGTTCCGTTCTTTATCAGTGTTCTTCTTTGATGAGATGTAGGGCTGTAAGAACCATTTACCGCACCAGTCTTATAGCTCTCTTCGTCTGTAGAAACAGCCTCTCTAGTGGCACCAAAGAAGTAAAGTTCTTGCGGCACACCAAATCTGTTAATGAAGGCCACTTTCTGAGGCGCATATTTGCTACAGTTATATCTTTTGATTGTTATTCCGCCAACACTAGAGTCTCCTGCCAAGAAAGATGTTGTAGCTGTCTGAGTGGTATATATTGCTCCCGCAGTATTTTCAGGAAACCATATCTCTGTGCCGCTAATTGGTGTGCCCGTTAGGTTGTATGTATTGCCATCCTCAAAATAGGCGTATCCGTCATAGGCTGTATGAGAGAATGACCCCAATCCTGAACTTACTACTCCGCCTGACGCGTTGTATATCGTGTAAGAACCGCTAACAGCCGTTGATCCAGGAGACGAAGATCCTATAGACCCGCTATAAGTTGGTAATACGCCATCCCTTGCTATATCTGATATGTCTATATAACCAGTAGCATCTTTTCTTATGGTATAGGTATTTGAACCAACAGTCACCGAAAGTATCGCATAGGCGCCTCCTGATGTGGATACAGAAACAAAATAGGGGCTTCTTACTGCTATGTTTGCCATTATCTAGTAGTTTTTGTGTTTATTTGGTCTGATATTCTTGTGATTTCATCTTGTATAATATCGGCAAGATCTGCATCAAACCTTGGTATAAATTGATTTTTTATATCTGTGAGCATATTGTTGCCCTTAATTCCTCTTTCTCCAATCTTCTTTGCTATAATGTATGCAAGGCTTCCTATCCTTCCTCTTTTGTTCTTGTATGCAGCGCTCTTAATAGGCATTCCTTTCTTAGCCTCTAACCACTCAACTATCTTTCCTATTGGAGGAGCCTTTCTACCAGGCTCTCTTCCTCCAGATATTACTTCTATATACTTCCACCCTTCTATTGAGAGTGTGTTAGGCGTTACTTTTTTTATAAGCGTATTATAAGCCTTACCAGTTGCATACTTATCATCGTCTTTTAGACGCTTCTGTATAGCAATCTTTATCTCGTCTCCATAGAGATCTAGCAAAGCTCTTAAGTCCGCCTCTAACATATAGAAAGATTGTTTGGTACTTCTATAGTTAAATCAACTCCCCATCCAGCCAACTCATTCTCAAATCTATCTTTGAACGGTTCGCATACAGGATCTCCAACGAGCTGAAACTTGTCCCTAAACAGGTCGCCTCTTTTAAGATGGCTGATTAATTCATTTGCTATTTGAAGCTGTGTATTGTATACATCAATGAGATTAGAATCGTCTTGCCTATCTCCCTGGTCGTTGCTATTGAATTCCTTTGTGTAATCAACGATGTCTAGAAAGAGCATACTTATCGTAACTCTGAGTGTGTTGTCTGTGATTACCGTGTTCGCTAAAAGAAAGTGCGATAGTGGAAATATAGTTGTCTTGTTGAGGTCAACCTGAGAAATATCACCAAATGTTACATAATTAACAATTGGGTTGGCCCTTAGAAAGGTCTTTATCTCAGAGATAATGTCGTAAATCGTTGTCATCTATATGCTTCTTTTATTCTTTTGTTTTCTAGGTCTATCTTTTCTGATTCAAACATTAACCAGGTTAGACACTTATATAATGGTTGTTTTGTAACCTTGTCAAATTTTGTGACATCACCTCCAGCAAGAGCGTATAGTGACTGATACCAACCCCACCTTTCTCCAAAAACTTGCTCTCTGCTTTTGATAAGTCCTTCAGAGGAATCTGATCCAGTGAAGAGCTGATCAAACGTTTCGCTAACTTCATTCCTAAACGATAAAAAAAAACCAACGCTCCTAACGCTACGCTTGTTGGCATATATCTAAGAAGGTCTGCATACTTGTCACTAGACTCATAATCCTCTATTCTGTACATATCCCTCTTAGAGCCTATCACTGGTCTGTATAGTACAGCCATTGCCTTATGCATCTGCTTCCAATCCTTTATGTAAGTGTCTAAGTCAACATACTCACCAAAGCTCATCTCCTTAATGTTGGGATTAAAACCAAACTCTATTTGAGCTCCGTCTGTTCCCCTCATGGTAAATCGCTTGACCAATGGGGTCTCTTCTGATAGACATTTAGCTAATTGCTCTAATACTGCATTAAAAGCCGACATCGGTAACTTGTAACTATCTTTTAGTTGCAAACCACAAAAGATGTCTAGTGCTTTAAGGTTTAAGAAATCAGAAGACTCCTCCGACTCTACATCCACGCCCTCCACTACCTGCATATACCTTTGGTAGTTGTTTAGTGGGATATGATATAATCCAGAAGGAACTCTTACCTCTAAGTCTAATATTTCTGCCATATTTTCTTTATACATATAGATAACCTCTATTCTTGTTTTTGTACCATCATAAGGTTTATTTATGGTGCTATAAGAAATATCTATGAACAGTTTCAGATAATTTAGTTATCTTTATAGAGCGAGGATAGCTTATAGTCCCAAACTTCCATAGAGATATGGTTGGATCAGATAGGCTAAGTCTGCTTAAGAACTGCACTGATACTCTTTACTAACCTTTGTGTGCGCCCATCAGTATACAGCTTAACCAGCACTCATATTTAAAATTTAAGGTTTGTAGGGGGCGCATATTCCCTGATCGTATCAGTCATCTATTAGACTCCTTTCCGCTTTAGATTACTTCTCTTCTACGCCTGTCAGACGCCACTCTCCTATCAGACTCCACTGACCTGCCTACGGCAAGGTCGTATGTAATTGAATTCGTAGAAATGGGTTACCCAACATAGTGGATCTCCGTTTTACGTTGAATTCATCTAAATGAGTTACTCAATATAGCAAACCTTAGTATCACGTTAATTTATAGTAAGTTAAGGCGTAATAGACTGAGCCTATAGTGTTGAGGTGTTGTATTTAAAAGATATTGTTACATCCCTAACACTTACCTCAACTGAGGATCAAAAGGATAAAAAAAATTAGGGCACAAAAAAGCCCGCAATTAGCGGGCGTATTTAAGGCGTTTTAAGGGGGGTTAATCAATAAGGCTATATATAGCTACATTATAAGCGGGTTCGTCTTTGTAACGCTCCCTAATTAGCTTTGCGGGATCCTCTACTAGGTGTATATTAAGACCTCCGACAATAACGCAAAAAGGTTTTGTGCTTGCTAGGATCCTTAGCATTTGGTGCGCGGTTAGGTCTAATTTGTTTAGTTCTGAAATAGACTGTATCATTATTGCGCGGTATTAATTACAAAACCTGAGCTATCTTTTTTGGCGTCACCTTTTGCCTTAAGACCTAGAACGGCGCCTTTATTGTAGATCATTACGATATCGCTTTGATCCCCGTCAATTACGGGAGCTCCTTTGTAGGTCTTTGGTATTGGCCCGTTAAACACGGCCGAAACATTGGCGCCTAGTTCCAGAGCCGTTAGGGCGTCCTGGTGGTTATCCTCAGCCCTAGAAAAGGTTAAGATATATCTAGTTTCGTTAATGTACTTTTTAACTTTGCCTAGGATCTTTGTATAATCATAATATATCAACTGTTCTAGGCTAAAGGGATCCAATTGCGCGTACTTTTTTAGCAAGTAGATAAAGTCTAGATCCGAGGTACCGTTTAAACGGATCGCAACTTGTTCACCTGTTTTTTGGGCCGTCTTATTAATCTTAATTAATTCGCCCGCCAATTGTAAACAAAATCTTTCTTTGTCCTGTAGATAGTATTCGGTTCGGTTTATTCTAGCGTTTTTAACGTTATTAAATTTGCCACGGCCCGCGGTGAACAAGCAAGCAGCCGCGCAACCTTTAGACGCCTTTGGGCAAATGTTAATGCCTTTGCTATTTTGGTTATAAGGGGCCAAGTACAGAATATAAGTCTTTAGGCTATTTTTAGCCGTCTTTGTGTTGCTAGTTCCTTTAGATAATAAGTTTTTTGGGATAGTGTAATTTGTTTGCATGGTTTTTTTATTTAGTAGTTCATTTTTATTTCATAAGCGTCAACGCCCTGGATCTCTGGATCAAAAGGCCTAGTAAAAACCCCGTATATTTCTCGGCGGTCTAATTGTTTCATGAGGTGCTTGTGTTCTCTAGTTAATCTAGGATTTTTGCAGTACCTAATAAATACGGGATTTTCCTCGCGATCGCGG